CCGCAAGGGATGGAAAATATGTTGGGCGAGGATACTCCTGAGTTGGAGATCGAGATTATTGACCCTGAGATGGTAACGCTAGATGATGGGTCAGTTGAGATCACAATCATTCCGGGCGATGAGACAGGGGATGAGGATTTCGATGCTAACTTGGCGGAAAGTTTGGATAATGGGGTGCTTGCGGAGTTGTCGGGGGATTTGATCCTTGCCTATGATAACGACATCGCTTCACGCAAAGACTGGGAAGAAACCTATACCGAAGGCATCAAGCTGCTGGGCTTAAAGTATGAAGAGCGTACTGAGCCGTGGGAAGGAGCCTGCGGTGTACACCACCCGATGATTGCTGAGGCCGCAGTGCGGTTCCAAGCAGAAGCTATTATGGAGACATTCCCAGCCAGCGGTCCGGTACGCACAAAGATTATCGGTCAGAGTGACCGTAAAAAGCAAGAGGCCGCAGAAAGAGTTAGGGCGGACTTAAATTACCAGCTTACGGAAGTTATGCGTGAGTACCGGTCTGAGCACGAGAAGATGCTGTGGAACCTACCGATCGCGGGTAGCGCGTTCAAAAAAGTGTATTACGATCCCACTATTGGACGGCAAGTCTCCCTGTTTATCCCAGCAGAGGACGTAGTTATCCCTTACGGGGTATCAGATATATCCATGTGTGAGCGTATCACACATCGTATGCGTAAGACTAAAAATGACATATTAAAGTTACAAGAGTCTGGCTTCTACCGTGCAGACATAGATATCGACGACACGCCCACCATACAGACTGACCCTGTTCAGAAAGCCAAAGACCGTGAAAGCGGGTTTAGCGCAACCTATGACGACCGCCCCCTACTGCTAGAGATGCACGTCGAGCTGGATATTCCGGGCTTTGAGGATGTAGATAGCGATGGCGAGCCCACGGGTATTCCCTTGCCGTATGTCGTAACAATCCTGAAAGACTCGGGTGATGTGCTGGCTGTTCGCCGTAACTGGGACCCAGTACCTAAAAAGACTGAGGGCAACCGCGCAGCGCAAATAGTATACAAGCGCCCTAACCAGTACTTCGTGCATTACCAGTACGTGCCGGGTTTTGGGTCATACGGATTTGGTTTGGTGCACTTAATTGGTAACTCAGCCAAGTCAGCAACGGCTATTACACGTCAGTTGGTTGATGCAGGTACGCTATCTAACTTACCCGGTGGTTTAAAGACTCGGGGCCTACGTATTAAGGGAGATGACACACCAATTTCTCCGGGCGAGTTCCGTGATGTGGATGTGGCCTCTGGTGCGTTGCGTGACAATATTATGCCGTTGCCATATAAGGAGCCGTCACAAGCGTTGCTATCACTACTGGGTATTATCTCGGAAGAAGCACGACGGTTCGCAGCCAGCCCAGATATGAAAGTGTCAGATATGTCGGCACAGGCCCCAGTGGGTACAACACTTGCGTTAATCGAGCGTAACTTAAAGGTGATGTCGGCTGTTCAGGCACGGATGCACTTCGCCATGAAGCAGGAACTCAAACTCCTTGCGGTAATGATCCGAGACCACGCCTCTGAAAGTTATGACTACGAGCCAGAAGACGGACACATCCACGCTCGGCGCGAGGACTACAGCCACGTAGAGATTATCCCTGTCAGTGATCCTAACGCCAGTACATTGGCTCAGCGGGTAGTGCAGTATCAAGCGGTGATTCAGTTGGCTCAGATGGCGCCACAGATTTACAACCTGCCTAAGCTGCATCGGCAGATGTTGGATGTCTTAAATATTAAGGACGCAGCCGAGTTAGTGCCGTTAGAGGAAGACCAGAAGCCGGTTGATCCTATCAGTGAGAACATGGACATTCTTAACGGTAAACCTGTTAAAGCCTTTATGTACCAAGACCACGAGGCGCATATCCAAGTCCATATGGCAGCAATGCAGGATCCTGTGTTGATGCAAGTCATGGGTCAGAACCCACAGGCGCAGGTCTTAATGCAAGCAGCAAATGCGCATATTACCGAGCACGTTGCTTTTGCTTACAGAGATCAGATCCAACGCCAGATGGGTGTCACACTACCTCACCCAGACACTGAGATGACCGAAGAAGTAGAAGCACAAATGTCGCGTTTGGCAGCGGAAGCAGCAGGTCAGTTGTTGGGTAAACATCAAGCAGAAGCCCAAGCTAAGAAAAACGCCGAAGCGCAACAAGATCCGATCATTCAAATGCAGCAGCAAGAAATGCAGATCAAGATGAAAGAAGTCGAGATCAAAGAGAAAAAGATGATGGCTGACGTTGCGGCAGACGCTGATAAATTGGCATTAGAGCGTGAAAGACTGCAGGCGGATATGGAGAAAGAAGGCTTACGTATTGGTTCGCATACTGCTCAGGTTAAGGCAAAGCTGGAGTCGCAACAACAGCTAGATATGCTAAAGGCAGGGCTTAAAGCCGAAGAGATGCAGGCTCGAAACCAAGCAGAGGGAATGCGAATGGGTATTGACGTCGCTAAAACGCAACAGATGCTGAATCAGCAGGTTAACAAAGGAGAGTAACGAATGGACATTATTGATCTACTACGCGGCAAATATCGGGAACGTATGAATGATATTGCTGACGCTGTTTCTACCGGCACATGCCGTAGCTATGAAGAGTACCAACGTCTGTGTGGAGTAATTGAGGGCCTAGCCCATGCAGAACGCGACCTTTTGGACCTCAAAGAAACGATGGAGAAAAACGATGAGTGAGATACTTATCGCGACAAACCCAGATAATCCTCAGATTATCGGAGCAATTAACACAGAGGCTAAGGCTTCCCAGCTCCCCAAACCTTCTGGGTACCGTATGTTATGTGCTATTCCTGAAGTCGAAAAGGAGTACGAAAGCGGCATTTTAAAAGCAGATCAGACCATGCACTACGAAGAAGTGCTTACAACGGTACTTTTTGTGGTTTCAATGGGCCCCGATTGCTACGCAGACAAAGAACGATTTGTGTCTGGTCCATGGTGTAAGGAAGGCGATTTTGTTTTAGTACGTCCAAACTCGGGCTCTAGGCTGATTATTCATGGCAAAGAGTTCCGCCTCATTAACGATGATTCTGTCGAAGCAGTTGTCGAAGATCCTCGCGGCATTAAACGCAAATAAGGAGTAAACCATGCAGGAATACCAATTTCCCGATGAGAAAGATCAAAAACCGTCAGAGATCGAGCTTGAGCTAGAAGGTGCAGATGACAAGACCGAAATCGAGATCGTAGACGACACGCCTGAGCAGGACCGCGGGCGTAAACCGCTAGATAAAGAGATCGAAGAGCCTACTGAGGACGAACTAAACGACTATAGCGCTAAGGTTCAGAAGCGCCTTAAGGAGTTGACACACGCCCGCCATGATGAGCGACGCAAGGCTGAAGCCCTTACTAGGGAGAAGGTTGAGCTAGAGCGGGTGGCAAGGATGATTGCAGATGAAAACCGTCAACTGCACGAGTATGTGAATATGGGGCAAACGGCGTATATCGACAAATCTAAGTCGTTAGCCACGCTCAACATCAACGCTGCAAAAACAAAACTTAAATCGGCACTAGAGTCTGGCGATACGGATGAAGTCATCAACGCGCAAGAAGATCTGTACCGAGCTCAGAACGAAATGACGCAAGTCAACGCGTTTAAACCGTCGAACTTGCAAAAACAGGAAAATAGGGAATATACTACCCCTGTACAGCAACCACAATCGCCGCAGTTAGACGACAAAGTTGTAAGTTGGGCGGAGAAGAACCAATGGTTCGAGAAGCCCGGGCACGAAGACATGACAGGTTTTGCCTACGGAGTGCATAATAAGTTAGTGCGTGAGTTTGGTGAGTCCTATACAAAGAGTGATGAGTATTATTACAAAATCGACGATGCAATGAAAAGGGCGTTTCCCGATCAGTTTGAAGCTACCCCCGAACAGCCCCGTCGCACAAAATCCGTTGTTGCTCCGGCGCAGCGCACGTCCGCCCCGAAGAAGATTCGGCTAACAGTAACGCAACAAAACGTGGCTAAGAGACTAGGTGTTCCTCTTGAGCTCTACGCAAGAAAGATG